CCCCGCCCATCATCATTGACATGTTGTTGCTGGTCCTGAATGCTTCGCCGAGCGGCTGCTGCATCCCGCCCATGGTGAAGGCCGGCAGATTGCTCTCGATGTCGAGTTGCTGGCGCTGCATCTCAATGATGTTCAGGATCTCGCCCACATGAGAGTCGGTCTTGATGTCTCTGACTGCCGGGTACTGGGCCTCTGGCCCGTCGCCCTCTCGCTCGATCACTTGGAAGGCGTGAACGGCACCAATGGTCTTCCTGCCTCTGGGCAGGAGTGAAGTGTTGACCTCAAGGATCGGGCCGGCGGTTGCCGCCATGTTGTCCATGAGTGCCCTGGTTGAAGCACAGAGCGACATCTGCGAGTCCCTGATCTCCTCGGGCAGGCCGACGCCGGTCAGGCCGCTGTCCTCATCCTCGGTGTAGATAAAGGCATGGTACTGGTCGGAGTGTCTGTCGCCGAAGCTGGCGACTTGGGCCTTGATGATTACGTCGTCGATGAACCAGACATCGGCCAGGATGTCCTGATCGAGTTCAGAGTCTTTTACCGGCACGCCGCAGGCTTGCAGGGTGTGGGCTGAGACGAAGCCGAGGCCGCGGTAAACCTCGTACCTGCGGGCAGTACGATCGGCAAGATTGGAAGTCTTGTCCAGCAACCGGAGTTCCGCCTCGTAGGCCTTCTCCTTATAGTTGCCGGACTGATTGTTCTTCAGGTACTCAGTGATGTTCTCCTTGATGAAGTCGTCGCGTTTGCCGAGTTGGCGGAAGTCGTGGCGGGAGAGTACGTACCGCTCAAACCCCATGTCTTGGTCTTCCCAGTACTTGGCCGAGAGGTCCGGATAGTAGTCCCAGATGCGAACGTACTCGAGATAGGGCCGGCGAAGTGCCTTCTCCTTGGCAACGTAGGTGCCTAGCATCTCGTCCATCTCCCACACACGCTCGGTCTGGGTCCGGACCATCGGGCACCGGGCGACGCCGAAGCCATAGATGTAGCCGCTTCGCACGGCCTTTTTGCACAACTGCGGGTAGTCGATGCCGGGGTCGGCAAGCTGGTCGGCGATCTCCGCCTCCATCTTATCCTTGCGCTTGTTGGCAAAGGCCCGGACTTCACGCTCGATCGCGTCGCTTGTAATAGGCCGAGGCGCCCGCTGCTCCTGGTCAGCGAGCATAACCTCGTTCTCTTGCAGGACGTTCAGGATCTCCTGCAGCGCCTCTTTGGGGATCGATGGGTTAGGCGAGACTGACAATTCCCAGTTCTTCTCCTGGCTCGGAAACATCATCTCCATCATCTTGGCAACGCCGCCCTTAACCTTGACCCGGGTGTCCCGCGGGTAGACCTTGGAGCGTTCGGCCGGGATGGCCCGCTCAACCTCCGGGTCGTACTTGCCCATGTACTGGCGGAGGTTCTTCAGCCACTGCTGCTCGCAGAAGTTGCGATCATGGATGAACTGATCGAGTTGCCCCTTCAAGGTGGCGCCGAGTTTGATGAGTTCCTGGGTGCTGGTGTTCATGTTAATATCCTTCGCGTTGAGCTGGACGGTAGGTTGATATTTGATCGAGCGGACTGTTGGTTACTCGAACGTGGTCTGATGGGTCGTATTTGCCTGATAGGAGGTAGAGGTCACCATATTGCCCCGCTTCTGTCACATGCGACCAGGAATTTTTTGCTGGGCTGTCGGCGTAGTCTCCTCGGGCCTTTTGTTTCTGGTACATGTATTTGCTGCGCAACGCTTCGATGTAGTACTTGCAGGAAGGGTCGATGACCATGAGCGGCTCCCCGTCAGGATACTGACTGAGCATCTGCTCTGTCGCCTGGATGCGAACCTTCGGATCATTCGTAGATGCCGCCTTAACGATCGCCCCATCCTCGTCGTAGTCTTCTTTCAGGACCTTGAACGCAGACGACTCATCCGAGTCTGCTCTGCGCTTGCCGGCTGGGTCGCCGATGAAAATCAGCGGGTTATTTGGGAAGAAGTTTTTAATGATCGGCCTGAGCATTGACCGGCTGAATCGCTTCATGCCCATGTCGAAAGCTACGGCTTCCCTCAGAACTTTCACCCTGCCGTCGAGGCTCATTTGCTTGAAGGTTGCTGCCGGCGTTAATCCGCAGTCGAAGCTGATGATTACCGGGAGGATAGGGTCCGCTTTCAGCGGCACCGGAGAAACGTGGCGGTCCTGACGAAAAACTCCAGCATATACCGGCTTGCCTGCTTGACTCGGGGAATATAGCCCATGGATGTAGGTGTCGACCCACGCCTTCGTCTGACCTTTGGCGAGGTCTGTGTAGTAGTCTGGATGCAGGTGCTCTCTGTTCTCCGCTTCCGGCGAAAGGCCTGATGGCTGCTTGAAAGTATCGCACTCAATGATACTATTCTCGTTGTCCTCTTCTTGTGGAAGATGTTCCATCAGCTTGTAGGCATCGCTGTCAATTTCCGGAGGGTTGGTGTCCATAATCATTCCGTACCACGCCTCTGGGACCTCTACCGGATTCGGATACCGTCGGAGTCGGCCTTTTATATCTGCGAACATAGATACAGGCAACTCCCTGAATTCATTGATAAATGCTCCGGTCAACTCCAAACTGAGAACCCTTCCTACATCGTCGGGAGTATCGAGTGGGAGAAACAGAATCTCGGAGTCGACCTCGCCGAATTTCAGCCGGAAAGTCATCTTCGACTCATGCCAAGTGCCGAGCTTCCGCATCCAGTGCATCCAGGTGGCAAGAGTTGTGTCGCGTAATTGTTTATTGGTATTACGTATTATTGCCCACTTAGACGACCTTTTACCGTCGTTCCAGGCAGGCATTTCAAGGTTGCGCCGGAGGATCTCAACACAGCACCCAGTTGACTTGGCCGATCCGATCGGACCCATGATAGCTCGATGGAACGCATTCGAGCGCATGAACCTGGATATAGTCGGAGTGGCCTTGTAGTTGAAATCTATCATGCTGCTACTCGCTTACGAAAACCTTTCAAGGGTATGCCTAGCATCTCATCAACAGTCCACCCTTTTTCTTTGCGTTTGTATAAGGTCATCAATGGGATACCTACGACATCGGACCACGCCATAAGCGGCAACGACTGCCCGCCATACGTTATTACTTCGGCGGCGGCTTTTCGGCTCGCAATCATGTTTGCTAATTTCTCGGGGGTCATAGGGGCCTTGCCCGGTTTACTTCTGGTTCTACTGCCTACCAGTTCCCTCATCATTGGAGTTTTATTCAGACTTGCCATGTGCTCTCTTGCCTGTTCCCTGCGCTCCACAGACCATTCGACCTTACTAAGGGCCTCTTTGATCCTCACCTTCTGTTCCGGAGTTCTTCGCTGTCCCGTATTAGCTTTGCGAATCTTCTCTCTCGTTTCCTGAGAAGGCACTCTTCCTCTGTTCGCTGCAGCTATTTTTCGTTTTGCTGCCTCGCTACATCGCACGCCTAGAGTATTCCCTGCGATTTTCGCCGTGTTGTACTCAGGAGAGAGATGGTCAATAGCTCTTTGCTCATAAAAAATTACATCCTCTCTGGAGCAGACAAGTAGTGGCTGAAAGACAAACACGTCGGCCCCGTACTTATTCCAAGAGTACTGAAGGTGCTTAGATTTATGTGCGTTTTTGAGAAGCTTGTCCCTATGGTTCCACCATCGTTTTCTAAGGCATACAGCACTCCCCACATATCGCTTGCCATTCACCGTGTTGACGATCTGGTAGACACCGCTTTGTTTCAGCACTTTTCTCTCCTCCTCTCCTCAATCAGCCGCATCTGCCATGCCAAACACTCAGGACAAAACCCATGGGACTCCTTGATACCTCGTATCCGAACAAGTATGGCCGGCAGCCAGGTGCCGTCGGCCAGTGCGATTTTGTTACATCGACAACAGTGCTTAGTTAATTTGTACTTGTCAAGAGCTAAGTAGTTCGGCTTAGTCATTAAGTCCTTTTTCCCATGGCTCGTCGTCACATTTGCAATGGACCGGTGCCGACAGGGTAACCCCATGCTCCGGGTCCGTCAGCCAGAACGGTTGCCGTGGCGGCTCATACGGGAAGTTCCCGTTGCTAGCATACTCGCTGTAACCGACCATCGAACCACTCATGATGCAGCCGCCGAGGGTATGCTGGCTATGAAAGTGACCGCAGATCATGATGTTATAGGGCTTGCCTACTGCGGCCTGCCGTCCTTTCTTCTTCACATCCCCGCGCATGACCGGGCCGAGCGGCCCCATCCAGCCTGAACCGCCGCGGAACTGGTTGCCGTGGGTCAGACAGTACTTGGTGTTGTAGACCGGATAAATGGCATCGGGCGACAGCGGGATGAAGAACTTGATATGCTTCTCGCCTTGCAGTTCTCGGGCGATCATGTTGTATAGCAGGTAA